GTTTTCGTAACACGCCAGTTGTTGAGGATGTTGTTCGGCCTTTCCCATTTACCGCTCTCATCGTGGACGAGGAGTTTGAGTTTCTCACCATCGTAGGAGTTGTCACCTGTATTCTTCCAGTCGATTGTGGTGTCCAAGCCTTGTAATTCTTCTTGGGCAATTTCTTCCGTGGTGGACGAGGTAAGCTTACGACGGGTGTATTTTGTGGCTGGGACACGATAGGCAAGCTCGGTCTTGGGCCTGTCCATACCGTCCTGGGTCGGCTTGAAAAAGAATGGATAATTAACGGATATCGGTACCACCTTGTCTGTAAACATCTTCTTCGCATCAGGTCCAGTCTTAGATAATACTCCATATCTAGAGTCGGAGGATATTGTAGCCAAGTTGACCACCTCTCCTGATGCCATAAAGGAAAAGCCTGATCGACGATTCTTAAGGTAGCACAGTCCGTAGGATCGTATATCGGCCTTACAAGCTTCCCAGAAAATGAAGAATAATCTATTTGATTCCCGAAAGTCTGGTGCCCCAACGTCAATTTTACTCCACTGCAAGTACATGTAATGAGTACCAGTAAGGTAAGTAGCAACGTTTTTGTTATAAAACCAAAAACCTTCCTCCCTACGGGTAAACTCTTTATCAATGTAATCATACCATTTTTCTTTAAAATCTTGTGGATATTGCTTCCAGTCGAACGTTGTTTTTATCTTACTTAGAACCTTAGGATATTCAGTTTTATTCCATTTGTTATTATCGAATGTATGAATATCTTTTTTTTCAGGCAAAGCTATTTTTAGGTTTTGTATTTCGTAAACCTCTCCAATTTTACCGGTTTTACTTATTACGACCATGTCATGATCCTCGTTGTAACCGTATTCCCACTTTTTGTACCTATTCATTCGTTTAAGAACTTTAGGTTTTATGTGGTCGGGTAATATCTTATATAGAGTTTGTTGATACATTATTTTTTAGATCTACCTTCTGCAAAGCCTTTGAAATTACTTTGCTTTATTTCTTTAGGTTTTTCATCTAACATATCTTGCTCTTCTTGTATTCTATTTAATATTTCAAACGCATCAAATATTGCTAATTTTTTTGTTGCTGCTGCGTTTTTTAAACGATCAGCAGATATATCATCGTCTGAATCTACAATAGGTTCTTTAGCTACCTTTATTAATTCTTCAACTGCTACTTGCCCAGCTAGGATTATACTTTTCTTCGTTTCCTTGGTTTTCATACTTAATTACAATATCATTAGATTTCATACAATAAAGTCTTTCATTGTTAACTAAAAACTCCCACTCACCATTAGGCGTATAGCCAACTAGGTCACCAGGAGTTATTTTTAGGTTGTTTAAGAAGCTATTGCCATATTTTAATATACCAACAAGACTGCGCTCTTTATCTAGTGTTAGATCTTGATTATCTTTGATAGGTTGTATAAAACATCTATCGTTAAATGAATGATAACCAGTTTTGTTTTTATATAAATAAATTTGATCAATAGAACAAAAATATAAATTATCTTTAAACCATGATCTGCTTTTTTTCTTTTTACCTTTCATATCGTAAAAAGTTCTAAAAACATTTTGATGTATAATAATTATATCACCTTTTTTAATAGGTGTTGCGAAAGCAACCGGTGTTTCTATAACTTTAGCTAATCTATTTACAAACTTCCAGTTTTCTATTTTAGTATTAACTACCAACTCTTTGTTGTCAATTTTTACTGTATTATTGTATTTTTCACCTAAAGGTTCTACAATAAAATCATATAAACTTTTCATTAATACTCTAAATCATACTCAACTGATATTGCCATGTTAGAGTTAAATTTCTTCCACGGCAATACTTCGTTGCTTTTCTTTATATGTATATTATAAGAATTATCTGAATCTTCAAAAAGTATATGAGATATTTCATGACCACCATAAACCTGTTGACCTACTGAATAATGCATGGCATCATTTTTGTAGTCAGATCCAATACTAATTTTTCTAATATTACTCGGCATCTTCTTTTTCTATATCAGTATAAGATCCATCTTTAAGATCAATATTAACTGAACCGTATTCATCTTCTAGTTCTTTTTTGGTAGTTTCAATTTCAGAACTAAGTTTGTCAATTCTAGTGTGCGCGTTCATTTTTTGCACTTCAAGAACACCAATCGATCTTAGTAATTCATTCAATTGAGTTTGTTGAGTGTTAACTAACTTTAACTGCTCTTCTTTGATTTTTTTAGCTTTTGCCATAATTTAATTTAATTTAATTGTTATTATATATTTATATAGTCACCTATATATTAGATTTTTACTTTAATATTACTATATCAGATTCTGGAAGTCCTGCTTCTAATTCTGTGATATAATCTACAGCTATAGGAAGTATACCACATCCTTGAACATGAAATATAGTAGCTTGATCAGCATTTGGTATTCCTCTTCCTACTTTATGCACTTTTAATACAGCATCTACAGAGCCAGCTGGTCTACCAGCTTCTACAACAGTAACTAAATCCCCTACATTATAACCAGAACCACCGTTTACAACTTCTACTCCAGTAATACCACCACTTCCGTCTAGGTTTGTTATTTTTAAAGTTAACCCTTGAGCCATATTGTTTGAACAAGGAAGAGGATCTGTAGTTGTAAAATCCTGAGTATAATTACTACCAACATTGGTGTTTGGAACCGCTGATCCCCATCTAAATTCTTTAGCATTACCTAAAGTGATTCCACCTGGTATTACAGATATTTCTTTAGATCCTGTAGCTACGTCGTACCAAACTACAGAGCTATTTAAAAGTTTACCTAATACACCTGTTTGGTTTTCAAAAACCCAACCTGGTAAACCGTCTGGAGTTCCTACTTTACCTACGGCACGCATTGATTTACCTGCAATACCACTATCTATTCCAAATTTACTCATTTTTTTATTTATTACTTATTGATTTATATTTTTCAAAACCACGTGATCCAAAATAAGCCACGTATACTGTTGTTAATAGTTGTTTTAATAATTCTATCCATTCTTGTTCTACTGTAAAAGATATTTCGTGATGACTATCAACCCATATAAAAGCTATAGCCATAAAAGATAGAAATATAAGCGCCATAGGACGCGTGTTTTTACTAAGCCAAGAGTCTGATGTCATATCAGATTCCCAGCGTTTTGTTATTTGATCTTCAGCTGTAGCAGCTGCTTTTTCAACTATAACTTGTATGTCTTTTTTTATTTGAAGTTTTTCCTCTTCCGTAGTTGTTAGCTTGTCAATAACTTCACCAACATCTTTAATGACGTTACCGCTTAACCATTGCCAAATCTTTTTCATTTTATTTTTGTTTCTATCACGTATTTAGCGCCTGGAAATGTATAATCATATCCAGGATACATTACTTTAGTATATCCTCTATCATCAGTTCCTAGTACTTTAAAATTAACACCTTTCATTGTTATTTTATTTCCTTGTATTATATTTTGATGTTTGTCTACATCTGGACTATCACTTAGATAACCTCTTTCTGAAAAATTCATTATGCGTTTTTATATGCTTCAGCTTCCCATGGTAGGTTTTTAGCACCTTCTTCCATTTCAGCTCTTGAATATTTCTTTCCTTTCCAGTACACAAAATCATCGTCATAATCTAAATCACCACGCTTCATTTGATCTAAATGTACTTTTTCATGCGCAATAACCTCTGCGCATTCTGATGGATCTAAATCTTTGTTTAAGATTATAGTTCCATTGTTATTTGCTTTACCCATTACACCATCTTCCATGTCTACATTGTAAACCGGAGTATTATCAATTTTATAAGGAGGATTATTGAGTTTAAAAGCCATAGTTATTTTTTATATGGAAACATTTTATTTAATGCTCCTTTTCTAGCAGCACAACCGCAAGGGATATTTAACCCCTTGCTCATTGTGTCTACTACTTTTTTAATACCAGTAGCTTTAGTAAACTTTTCTATATCGTCTCCTAAACCTGTTGATCTCATAATTAGCTCCAGTCAGCTGCTGTGTAAATTACATAAACTGCGTCAGCAACAATTGGTTGACGTCCTTGTCCACCAGCGTTTGGATCTGGGTTTTGAGCAGTATTAACTGGTTGTCCAACAGTAGAAATAATTCCACCTGGATTAGCTTTAATAGCAGCATTGATTGCTCCTACAATTGAAGCAGGTGCTAATGCAGCTGTGTGAGTTAATTCAAGAGTTTGATATCCTGTAACTCCGCTCTTAGTTAATATTCTAGTTTTTAGAGTTGGATTAGCTCCTGGTCCTGCTACATCTCCTGCAATTACTGATACAATAGATGAAGAATCTACTAGAATTTCTGGTTGCCCTGTAACTCCTGATAAAGGGATTTTGATAAATTTTGCCATTTTGTTTAGTGTTTAGTGTTAATGTTAGTGTTTGGTTGAGGTTTGTACAGTCCTCTCTGTTTTATCCTTCATTAAGTATTTCATCAATACTAGCGTTTTTATTTTTAAGACTTTCATTGTAAGCATTAACTTTAAGATTGTAAGCATTGTTTACGCCTTTTATAGAGTCAAGTGATTTATTGTACGCGCTAACATTTGCCGCATCAATACTATTAGCTTTGTCTACTTGTTCTTGAGTGTTAAACTTTAAATCTTTAATTTTATTTCTAAAAGTTGTTAGTTTATTGTTTCTCTCGTTCATTACATCATCTTGACTTTGACCTTTTTCGTTAATTAAACTACTTGGATCTGGTTTATCTTGATTTAAAGGTGACATTCTAGACGATTGCGCATGTTTTGACATCCAAGAAGCATGAGATGCTACTGGATTATCATGCATTAAGTTGTACTTTTCTTGTTTGTTTGATTCCATGATTAATTATTTGTGATTTATGTTATTTTTTCTTGTAAATTCATTATGCATTTTAGCTGCAGATCCATGATGTTCTTTATCGTATTTCATATCACCAGCTAATTTAGATATATGTTTTTCATCAGCAGTCATGTTTTCATCACTATGCCCGTGATGATTATCATACAATACATCTCGTTTTAAATAATCTATATGTGCAGCATCATCTCTTTCAGATGCTTTGTAGTTACTACTAGTTACTTTTGTGTCTGAGCAACATCTAGCGTTGCCAGTATATTGACCGTAATGTCCTTTTGAATATCCCATTTTTTTATTTATTTAACTGCAAACACCGTTTTTATAAGTACCACCAGCCGCAATACAATCTGCCATATCTTGCTGTTTCTTGCTATTAGTGTTTGATTTATTTTTTTTTGCTTTTTCCACAATGAAGGCTGTTTTTGCGTCAAACTTGGTAGTATCTTTACCTTTGCTTGCCATTTTCTTAGATCTCTCAGTTCTTCTAGCAGCTCTTTTTTCTTGGTAATTACCTATGTTTTCAGGAGTCATAGCTGCCTTAGTTCCAGCTACTATATTATCTTGTAACCTTTGAAAATCTGCAGCGTTAGAAACATAATGATAATCATTAGGATTGCTATAACTAGCATCTAATGGACTACCATAGTTAGCTACGCTTTCAGTTTTTTTTTCATCTTATGATCTCCTTTGGCCTCTTTGATTTGCTTTTCTACTTCTACTTGCAACTCGTAATCTACTCCTCCTTGACCTTCAGCTCCTTCTTCTCCTTTTTTTACTCTAGCTAATTTAGCTTCTAATGTTGCAATAGCTTTAGGGTCGTGCTTTTCGGCTGGTGAACCGTGATGCATGTCTGCTGGAGAAGCTTTTATAGCCGCTTGTAACTCTGGTGATAATCTATTTTGACCTCCAACTAATGCTTTAGAAGTTGGGCTCATAGGTGATTTTCCTAAAAATTTATCTGCAAATGGTGAACTCATAATTATATTTTTTCGTATGTTGATGTATTAGTTGGTGTGTTTGTTAATACGCCGTCTTCGCATTCAACGTATTTTCCGTGTTTTTTACTATAAAAAGGTTTGTCTCTTTTACATGCTTTTTGCTGTAAAGAGTCTTTTGTTTTTTGAGATAATTCTCTTTCTTCTTTGCTAGCGTCTGTCTCTACAATAGAAGGTTCTTTTTGTCCAAATTCTTTTTGATCTAAAGCACTAGCTTTATTTGTATTTCTTTTTACAATTCTATCTAGTCTTTTTTCTTGTCTAGAAAGTTTTTTCTCAGCTCTTTTTTCACTTCTGCTTTTTTCATAATCCTCAGAAGATGAATTAGATTTAATAAAAGCTTTTTTTCTAGTGTCTTTTATTTTCTGTCTTAGTTTTTGCTCTCTTGTTTTCTGATTTAAAGGACTTCTTGCCATAAATGGACTTGTAAAATTACTACTCATAATATTTATTTTTTATTGATCGTCACCAGTTTTCTTAAGAACAATCTTTCCATTAACACACTCAAATTCTCCTTTTTCTCTATTGTATTCAGCTAGGTTTTCCTCTGAGCTTATTGGAATTTCTTTTTTATCATAACCTCCAGCTTTGTTCTTTTTAGAAGTGTCTAAGCTAGTTTTAGACTTTCTTGACATATAACTTTCTTTTTTCTTTGCCCAAGCAGCGGCACATTTATCTTGATAGAATGGTGAATTACTTTTCATATTATTTTCTTTTACAACCAAAGTTGTTTGCGTAGTTAGCCATTTTAACAACTTCGTCGCTATATTTACCTTTACTTTTCATTACAGCACTAGCGGCAGAGCACGCGTCTTTAAACCCGTTTTTCTTAGCCCAAGCCGTAAATTTTCCTTTGTTCTTTTCCTTTATTTCAGGGAAATCTTTAAATAGTGGACTAAACATTAGTAACCTCCTTTTCCTTTAGCGCACTCTGTTATAGGCATACCTTTATAATAGGTTTTTGCTTTTAACAACTGCATGCCTGTTATTCCTGAACTTGAACCAACACCGTGTATTCTACCTTGCTGATCTAATGGTCCGTCCCATATTGCACTTTCACCTACAACGCCATGAGCGTTTTTAGATGCCATTGTTGCATTGTAATTTGGATCTGTTTTATGCATAATATTTATTTTTTATTTTTTATCTTTAGTTTTTGTAAAAATATCTTCCAGCAAAAGGTCTTAACGTATCTCTTTTTGCATTGCTACCTTGATCGTAATTTGTAACAGTAGAACTTGTAGGTCTTGGACCACCGTAAAATTCGTCTTGATCTAGAGTTGTCATGAATTGACCTTTGCCATCTTCTTGTACTTCACTAAGATTTTCAACGTTATATTTCATTCCTGAGATTTTATCTTTTAAGTTATTAGACTTATAAGTATTGTTCTCGTGTATAGTTTCATCTATAAGATCTCCAACTACTGTTTTTATTTGTCCTGGTTTTTGCTGAAAAGGTGTAACTGAGTTTTGTCTCATTTGCGTACTTCCAAAAACTCCTTGAGCAGCAGCCATAGCTGGATTATTAAAAACAGGATTAGCGTTACCCATTGTGTTAGATGGTTGAGGCGGCATATTACCCATGTTTGCGGAGGCAGGCATTCCAGTTATTGGATTTATCGCTGAAGCTATAGCTCCAATACCAGCAGTTAATTGTTTGTTTGGTGAGTCTTTGTAAGCCATTTTATCTATTTTTATCTTTGTTTACGTTATATATGGCTTTTGTTAAAACTTTATCAGTGTAACTTTTGCCGTTTATTAATTTATTTCTTCTTTTGCTTATAGGTAAATCTTCTTCACCTAGCATTATTCTATATATTCTATGTATAAGTTGTTTGCACTTAAATGAAACTTGATACATATTATGTTTTTGAGTTGTTCTGTTTCTTTTTCTCCATATAACAACCCAACCGCTATCAACAAGTCTACTCCATCTCCTGGTTTCCCAGCTATAAGAGTACGTACCCATTTTAAAATCTTTTATATTAAAAACACCTATAGAATCTAAATAAATTAATAATTCTAAATCAGCATCATTTAAATCATTATTCTTACATGCCCAT